TTGGTGTTTCATCTAACAAATAATTTATATTTCGTATGTTGTTAGCATATATAACGGCATCAAATGGAGTATAATGTCCGGGTGCATTATATGACTCCAATTTTGCCGTTTAATTCTTAATTGGTCTTCTCTATTAAGAAAGCCACTAAAAAGGAGGAAGTGGACAATAGTCCTGAAGTGAACGTGTTACAGCGTCATAATGGTCCTAGGCTGATAAAGCTTGACCTCGCATCGTTCCGCCTGAGACTTCAGCTTAGGCTACTTTTCTACAACTATTGAGATGGTACTTATCACCAAAAAAATCCTTCGATAAAAAGTCAATCAATTCCGGTTTCTTTGTGGCATTTATCATCTTAGCGACTTGACCAAGCCCACGAAAAATTCGCCCAGGTGCTGTATACACGTGGTGAAACTTTTCAAAAAACTTTGGGACACTCGATTCCTAACACACTATAAGTGAATCATCGCCGCAGATCATAGGGCTTATTTTAATCTAAGCTTTACTTGCTATATAATATGAAAAAAGACTAACTCTAAGTGTATTACCCAATGTTGTCGCTGTTGGATGTCCTGAAAAGACTGTTCCATTAATCACGCCCTAAAAGAATTTTCGTCCGTGAATATTTTTAGCGTGAAATTAAGCCTTTAAATCTGTCGCTGCTGACAAAAGCTCCTTTTCTATATCTGAATCTATTGAACTAATCTTACAAAAGTGCGGTATAAATTTTTTATGAAAAGGTATGTCGACCACTTTAAGTATCTAGGCAAACTGATGTGAATCATGACCAGAACCATCAAAATATATAAAAGCTGGCTTTTGATAAAGAAGCATTCTCTCACGAAGTTGTTCACTGATCTATGTCGGATTAGAACCATGTGTAAAACCAGGTAATGTTCGATCAAAATGTTGACAGGCTGGATCTAAATCATAAAAGAAATTTGAAGAATTGTCTTTTTTTAAGAACTGAATAAAAGCAGAATTTAACCAACACAATGCTTAAACTGTTATATGAGGTCCAAATATGTTTCGAGCACGGTAACCTTGCTAATCGTAGTACATTTCTTCCTATTAACAAAAAACTTGATATTTCTTTATGATCCGTCTAGTTTATAACAAAATCTACATAGCTGTTCTATACATTGCTTTCTTAGATTGGTCACAAATCTACATAAACTAATCCCAAAGTAACATACGAATTGGTAACCTAATACTGTCAATAAACTTCTTTGAAAAGTCGCCAAACTATTAAAGTTCAG